AGTGGCTCCATAAGGCTGATTTCGTCTAGGTCGCCGCCAGCAAGGAAGAAGTGCAAATCCTTGAGTCGCGGGTAGACAACGATCTCAGTGATGATGATGGAATTCTCACCTTCCCAACACTGAAAATTGCCATTTGCAATACCTTCAGCGACATCATCAATCGTGTGTGTTCCTGCTGAGTATTCTAATGCCGCATCAACGTGTTTGCGCAGCCTCCAAAACTCAGCCAAATCTGTCATCGCTTAGAACCAGAGGCTTTACCATTGAACCTGATGGTTCCAATTCGCCAATCTGCATTACGCGCCCCACCAATCTTGGCAGAGATTTGTCGTCCAGTAATCCTGACACTTGTCGGGTTAGCCATTGAGTACGGTCCATAAGTACGGGCATCAGCAGTCGGGTACAGACGTGACTCAAAGGTCACATTCACGTCACCTAATGTCTTCTCATCAGGAACGATCTGGTCAATCTCGAGCAGGGTGTCTCCATTACTCACATCAACTGGTCCAGACTTGGCGTAAGGCTGATCTGTCTCGTAGTCCACCAAGCCTGTTTCGTGTTCGTACACATAGCCATCAGTTGAGATCATCAATGGGTAGGTAAACACACCGCGATCAGTGCCGCAAGTACGAGCCAAATTGCCAATCGCCCAATGGCCTTCACGATAGTTGTACGACACATAAGCATCTACCTCTGTACTTGAGCCGCTTGGATAGAACCACCATACCTCGCCATAAGCAGAGTTGTGGACGCAGTAAATCTTTGACTCCTGCGCGTAGTTCACATCATTCAGCACAAAATCACCAACGTCACATGGCAATGGCTTGACTACTCCGTCATATATCCAGAAGCCTGAACGTGACATCCAGATACAGGCATTGTCAGTTGATGCAACAGACTGCTTAGAGATCACGCCACAGCCTGTGCCTACACGGTCAAAAGCGTAAACAAAAGGCGCACCGATGTAGGTGGCAGTGTGAACGTCAACGTCAGTAAATAACACGGTTAAACCGCGAACGCGCTTACCGCACATCAATGAACCACTTGACGTTATGTTGAAGTCACCAGCCTGATTGGTGGCTGAAGGAGTCCAATCTGTGTTGTCTTCTTGGTCACACCAAGAGACTTTGCGCTTATCGCCACCAGCGCCAAGAGCAAAGATAAAGCGTTCAGCAGTCACGACAACACCTGTACAGCTTGTTGGCGCATTGGTGATGACCGCTGCATCTGTGCCAGTGCTTAACTGCCACTCGTAAATCTTTCCATCAGTATTGGCGCAAGCAATGAGATAAGCGCCCCAAGTGTCAAGGCTCCATGTCGTGGCTTGAGTTACTTCACCAATGTCAGGACGTGGCACACCGTAGTTGTATAAGCCATAGCCAAGATAGCCATAGCCTAATTTGGCTTCACCGCCAGCATTTCCTGCGGTGTACCCTGTTGGCGTGATGTCGTACAGCGAACCTGTTTCACCCATCACATACAGATGCGTATGAGTTCCGATGCCAATCCAACGGTCATTAGAATTATCGCGCCAAGTAATTAAACCACGGGCTTTTCCTGATAGCTGGCTGGTGGAGCGTTTCTGCCAACCGCCAACAGGACGAATCGTTCCCTGATACCAGCGTACCAAGTTTGAGTCGTACCAACGTCCAGCAGATTGGTACTCAGTACCGTTACGGTAGACACCAGCAGGGATTTTGAGTGGGATGTAAGCCATAGTCTGATCTTTACGGTGGGGTTGGTAGCGTTACAGGTAATGGCGCAACAAAGTTCACAGCCAAAACTGCTGATGGTATGCCTGTGTGTGGTGACGTTGCTGTTGTAGTTTCAAGTGTCACACTTGTACTGTCAGACGCCCAAACCAGCTCAATATATGAATCCTTGCTAACGTCAATGCTGAAGTTCCAATTGATTGGCATATGGTTGTCAGAGCCAGATATGGTCAATTGTCTTGTCGTATACCCAATGCTTGTGCCGTCTCGCTTAATCCACAAATAGATTTGCTTTGCAGACGAGCTTGTTGACTTGATCTGACCAGAGAATTGGAAGTTATAAACTGCGCCAACTGTGCAAGTGATGCGACTTGATGAAGCCACGCTAATTGCGTTGTTCAAATACGTCTCATTAAACGTGATGGAATAGCCAGTATTTATTGCCGCAAGCGTTTGATCTGCTGTGCTGAAGAACAAGCCGTTTGGCGAGTCAATAAACTGGCTTCCAGCGGGTCCAAACAAGGCGCGAAGGTTAGACATCAAACGAACAAAAAACAGCCTTAGACTGCCGTTTGTTTGATTGACTAATTGACCGCTGTACACAACGCCAGCAATTGGCAGCTCTGGTACAGCAGGGTTTTCAATCTGGCCTTGAAAGTTTTTCATAGCCCATATTTTCCCCCAAATTAGCCTTGCAAAACCGCCAGTGCTTCATTGGTGTGTTTGATGCGGTCATCCAAACCTATCGTCCCGCCATTGATTTTCTTGGTCAAGGCAATCCAATCTGCGGCTTCAGCCAAGACGTTGCAATTGTGAGTTGACCAGAACCAGCCAGCAGTTAGGGCTGCATACTTTGGCGTTGCCACCAAGTCAGGCTCCATCACAAAGTCAACGCCCAAGGCTTTGCTTGCGTGAAAGTAGTTCGCATGGCCCGTCAATTGGATGCAACCTTTTCCAGAAAAACGAAAACCATCACCAGAAGCCTCATTTCGGTTTCCCATACGGTCTGCGTAAACCTTGTTGGCAATCTTGCTCGGCTGACCAGCGTACTGGTTTGCCACCTCCAATGTAGGAAAACGCTTAGGCCACAACTTCATCAAGGTGGCTGCGCGATAGTTCAAGTTCTCCTTCAAGACCTTGAAGTTTCCGCACTCATGTCCACACTGCCCAATGAAAGCAGCCTGTTGACGTGGCGTATTGATTCCAAAACGCTCAAATGTCTCATTGAGCGCATCAACCCATTCAGCACTAATGTGCAGCTTGGCTAATTGTTCAGCGTTGACCATTGATCGTGTCCCTTACTTGCTCGTAGGCTTGGATACAGGCGTTGAGTCTGTTGATGGCTTGATCTCCTTCTGCGATGAGTTGAGCAATAAGGAGGAGAGTCTGTCTGTCAGATTCGCTTGCATCGGTTTGATTTCCGCTGGCAGGGGTGGTATTTGTGGCGGCTTGTACGCAACTTGAGGAGCCGAAGCGCACCCTGCCAGAACGAATGGCAGCATCAAGATCAGTTTGTTTTTTGGTGACAACATCGTTTGCCTCTTTCAGTTGTGAAGATGTCTGGTTCAAGTCTTCAGAGAGCTTTTGCTCCTTGGCGCGAGACTCATCGTTGAGCCTTGCGATCTCAACTTGCATCTCTGCATCGCGCTCCTTGTAGCCTTCATGCGTACCGTACTTGTACGTTCCAAGCACCACGAAGATAACGCCAATAATCATCCAAGGGTTTACCATCAGACTTCCCCTTTAGCCGCTGCACGTTCATGCGCAATTTCTTCTGCTGACGGGTCAATAAAGTCTGGCAATGTAGCTGGTGGAGGAGGAGGAACCCAAGACTCGTCCAATGCAGGATTGACCCATACAGGCAACGCGCCTGATGGGTCAACTGGCTTTGGGGGCTGTGTGTCTCCCTTTGGTGGCTCTGACTTAGGCGCAACCACTTGAGCCGCAGCCTGAATCCCTTTACGGCTCATTACACCGCCAATACCACCAACCACCAAAAGAACAATGTCGTTCAGCATCTTGGTGTAGGCCATATCAATTGGAGCCATTGACTTGATGGGCTGAACCACGAAGGTCACAGAGTACAACAAGGCAATCACAATGAAGGCAAGGATTAGGGTTACTACACCCACAACAAAACCCCAGACTAGGGTTTCAATTTCTTCAACGCTCCGATGACGCTGCTGGTTGGCTTGGTTCAATTTTCTTCTCCAATACTGGTGCAACTAAATACTCAGGACAAGTCTGCGTGAACAGACAACGGGGCTTTTGACATTCCGCTTTTGCAAAGTTGTCAGGATTCTGGCAAGCGTAGCGGTATCGGTCTTCACATCCAGCAATGCTAATCAGCATCAGCAGGGTCAGTACGATTCTTTTCATTTCGTTTCTTTTCCTTTTCTTCAAGCCTAATGACCAGAGCGTTGACCTTCTTGAGCTGCTTATCAGTGTGCAGCACCACAAATGACAACATGATGATGCAGAAGATGAGCAGTGTGACGATTGCAACCCAAAACCAAAATTCCCTCATAGAGTGAAATACATTCCAATCAGTTGGAGAAACCCCATTGCCACTGCTATTGCGTAGGTCACTTTGGCGATCAGAATTTCTTTGCGGTGTTCTAGTCGCCATCGGTTGTCCCGTTCTCTCTTTGCCTTCAGCTCACGCGCAACCTCTTGTTCCTCTAAGATTTCATCGTACTTAGCCAAGAACTCCTTGTACATCGAGCCAAGTCCCAACTCTGCTGGAGTGCCATAAATCATTACCTGCTTCAGTTGTCCAGATAACTGATTCATCTGCCATTCCATTTCGATACGGTCAATAGCACTGTCGGCAACCTTCTCAGTTGTGAGAGCTTCTTCTTCAAGTTCCCGACAATGTTCCTTGAGCTGGCGCATAGCCTCAAAGTAAATCTTCAAGTTCTCACAAATCTCATGTACAGCCCTTGCTTGAAACTCCTCAAAACTTAGTTCTGGCTCTGGCTCTCGCTTGGCTTTTTTCGCGGATGGTTTGGTTGGCTCGGAGGCAATGGCTTGCTTGGCGATAACGCTTCCAGCAGATTGCTTAGGCGCTCCCAATAAACCTTTGAGCCACCCCCAAATGCCAGTGACTTCTTTGTAGATTGCTTTAGCGTCAGCAATCCCGCCTTCAACTTGCTTCTTAAACTTTCCAATCTCTGCCTTACCTTCAGAGAGCATTTGACAGCCAGCTCTGATCGCGCCGACAGCACTTTGAGCCATAAGAAGGAGAGAGATTGGGTCCACATCACTTGTCTGCTTTGCCGTCCAGCTTATCAAAGATTTGCTTGAGTAAGTCTTTTACGTCACGCATATCTGAACGATAGTCATCCTTTTGCACATAGTCGTGCGGTAGCATTCGCTCAAGTTCAGCCAATTTGTCCTCGCTGCGTTGCAGACGTTGCATAACTTGGTAGAACACAAAAGCCCCAAGAAAGCCAGCAACGCAGACGACTAAGTTAAAGAGTTGCTGATTGTCCATTACGCAGTCCGTTTCCAGACATAAGCCACAACGTATGGTTGCAAGTTAGCGTTAGTGCCTGATGAGCCTGTTGAGTTAATAGAAATTCCAGTAGTAGCAGACCCTGTGTCACCCGGAGTAGATGTAGTGTCGTTTCCACCAGCGGAAATACCACTATTCAAGAATGATGTATTGTGACCTGTATGTTGATGACCATTGTCTGTAATACTGTGCGTGTGACTTACAACAATAGCGTCCTTAGAGCCGCCAGTTTCACCAACAGTATCAAAGGCTGTATCACTAGAGTCAAGGCCGACAATTACACGTCCTGTAATAGCAACCCAAGTACCAAAACCAAGCAATGTTGCAGGGTTGGTGCTGACAGAGATGTTGTTGTAAATTGAGCCAACTGGATAAAGCAACTTACCAATTTCAACCGCCAAAGCAGATGCAGCACCAGCAGCACTTGAAGCGCCAGTACCTCCCTTAGACAACTTCAATACTGGACCAGCATCAAACAGCCCATCCAACGTATCAAAGTTGGTGTTGATCTTCGTACCCCATAAGTCAGCGGATGCACCGACTTCTGGTTTGGTTAGTGAAATGTTGGTAGTTGTGGAATCTGCCATGATGCGCCCTTAATCTGCTGGTGTCCAAGATGATGAATTATCGCTGACCTGAGTCCAAGTTTTCGACTGATCTGAAATGCCTGTCCACGACTTTGATGTGTCTGATGATGCTGTCCATGTAAGTGAGTTATCACTAACATTAGTCCAAGATTCTGAAACATCATTGATGCCCGTCCACTCCTCGCCGTAGCGATAGCCTCTGGCTGTTGTTGTGACGTAGCCGTAAATGGCAGCGTTGGCTGATGCCGTGAAGTTACCAGTTGCTGATGCTGTGCCGTATGCGTAGATCGCAGACGCGCCACCAGCAATGATGTTTGCCGCTGATGTTGTTGTGGCTGTGGCGTTGACGGACGAGCCAGACAGCCTTAACCTGATTCCTGCTGATGTTGTGGTGGCTGTTGCGTCTACATCTGCTTCTGCGCTTTGAACTTTAGAGCCAACGCCAGTGACAGATGCTGTTGCATTTGCTGAACCTGTGTTTAAAAACTCTTTTGAGCCTTCTGCTGTCGTTGTGACAACGGCATTGATAGAAGCATTGGCTTCTGTCGCCAGCACATCTCCTTCGGCATATTGGTATTCCCAATATCCGTAAAGAACATACTGGTCAGAGTATTTGGACATTAAGCGTCCTGAGCGCCTTCAAACTCAGGCTTTTGCTTGATGATGGCGTACAAGGCAGCACGATCAGCGCCTGCAACGTATTCGTCACCAGCAATCTGCACCTTACCTGCGCTCAAGGGCTGCTTACCTGCGTCACGGGCTTCCTTGGATGCGTAGCCGTAGAAGGTCACTTCAGTGCCTTGGCCTTTGAAGTCTTCTTGTACTGCGCCGATGTTCCAATAGGTTGCTGGAATACCGAAGTCTGTGTCTACTGATTTAATGAGTGCCATGATGATTTTTCTTTTCAGTTTAGTTTGTTTTTACTCGTCAACAGGTGCAGGCGTGTTGCCCTCTTCGAGCCATTTTAGATAGGCTTGGTAGTCTGTATTGGCGGGGTCGAAGGGGATAAAGGCGTTGTCGGCTATGCGCTCAACAACATCAGCCACTTGATTAGTGATTGTGTTTTTGGTTTGTTTATACATTTATAGCTCCGCAGATGCTGAGAATGCTACTTGTCCAGCAGTTGTACCTAGAAAAAATATACCTGATGAGTAAGCCTGCATACTACTTATGCCGCCATACAGCGTTGGCGTTGTACCATTCCATGTGCCAGTAACCTTTGCTACTGTAGCCTGCGCCCTTTTCTCTTGTTTAAATTGCCAAAACCACGGGAATGCACCTGCATAACCAGTGCTAAGACTAATTGCTGGCTGGGCTACAGTATCAGAATAATAAACTTCATAGTACCGCTGACACAATGCTAACTCAGTACCATACGGACGGTAGTCAAAGCTCGTTGCTGTTGAGCCTTTTTCTAGCTGTGGTAAAGATAACGTACCTGTATTAAATTCAATGTTAGTGTTTGTTCCACCTGTGATTGAACCTGTAACACCAGATGCAGAAAATGAGCCAGTGCCAATCTTCCCTTGAGCTGTACCTGTCCAACTAAGCGTATAAGTTCCTGATTCAAGGTTTAAACCTTCAACAACTTGAATGAGAGAACCCGCGCTAATTGTTAATGTTGTGACGTTATTTGAAGTGGCAAACGTGTATGTGCAGCCTGATGCGCCACCTTTAAAACGGTCGTGTCCATAAGCACCTGCGGCTAATGTAACTGTTCCAGAAACTGCTCTTTGGTTTATCAATAATTGACCATTGATAATGCGGCTCTTAAAACCAAACGTGTTTGTAGAACTTACCGAACCTGCAACATTCAACCCGCCTGTTGAGGGTGTTAGCGTATCACTGCTGTGATTAGTTTGGATAGTCATTAGACATCCTCAGCGCCAGCGTATGGTGTGAGTGTCTTCAACACTGTGTAGATTGCAGGAATCAAGTCGCCAGACAGGTCTTCCATGTTGATGTAATGAGCGTGTTGAGCAACTGAAGGCCAGCCAGATTGACGAGCTTGTTCTGTTGCATGAACTTCTACTTGAACTTGAATTTGGTCTTTAGTGCCAAAGAAGTTGGTGATACGAGCGTAAGCCTGAGTTTCAGACTGACCGTTTGTGTTGTTGATTGCTGTGATTTTTAGTGCCATAAGGCTCTCCTTAGTAAGTCATTTCCGTTGTTTCAATTTTGGCAACCCAACGAATTGTTGTGGAAGCCTGTCCTGTAACTGTGACTTTTAGGCCACCGTTTGTTGTGTCTGCTGCTACAGCAATTGCCCATGTAGAAGCACCTGAGTCTTGAGCAATAAGATTTAACACTGGAGTTCCTACAACGACTGTAGATGCTGCGTTAGCGCCACGCTCAATTAAGCCCTCAAAAGACCAAGCCGATGCATTACCCGCACCAGTTACACCAGCAACCACAGTTCCTCTGAAATAATAGGCTGAGTTGTTGGGTAGGATTACTTGGTTGGTTGTTCCTGCTGCACTTGTATCGCTTGTGAGAACTGTTGCCGTAGCGTCTGTAGTTTGACGAGCAAGAAGCAATAAAGCCGTTTGCTGCACACCAGAAGCATTTGCAATAGGTACTGATGACGCAGAAAAAACAGTGTTTCCAACAATGCTTCTTGCAGTAGCTCTTTCACCGCCTAAAACAGAACTTGCTACAGCGTTAGCGGCATTGTTTTGTCCACCAAAAACGCCAGCCCAGTTAGCGTTTGCTGTGTTGCTACTACCACCTACAACGCTTGAAGAAAATCCAAGCGCATTATTGCTACTTCCACCGCCAACAAAGGAGCCATTGTTACCACTTGCGGTGTTTGTTGTTCCACCTAAGACAGATGAATACGCTCCACTAGCAGTGTTCTTAAACCCGCCGCCAACCGTACTCCAATCCCCACTAGCCACGTTCCTATTACCAGCAGTACCAGCGTCACCACCACCACCGATGAAACTGTAAGAGCCTGTGGCTTGGTTGTTACCTCCACCTACTACTACTCCGTGAGGGGTGAAGAAAGATAGGGTTGATGTTGATGAGCCACTAGCTGCTTGAGATAGCGTCAGGGATGTTCCTGAGACAGCGGCAACGTAAGTGTTGGGAAAGCTGCTAATGCTTGTACCAGTAATTAACTGACCAACTTTAATGTTTGCGTTACTTCCAGACAGCGTGACAGCGGTTGTGCCGTTCATCGTGGCTGACTGAGTAGTTACAGCAGAATTTGAAGTACCAGAATTGCTATATCCAGTTCCAATAAAGTTGTAATTTCCGCCAGCAGTGTTTCCATACCCGTTTACTACAACAGCTCCTACTTGACCTGAAACACTATTGAGATAACCTGCGCCAGCAAACGCATAAACTCCAGTTGTTGAGTTGGCTGCTCCGCCAACAATTGCGCTCTGATAACCAGAAGCAAGGTTTGTAGCGCCGCCAGCAATTACAGCGTTAAATCCGCTTGCAACCTGAGAAGCAGAACTACGGCTCATCTGCCAATCAACAGCATTAGCACCCCTAGCATTACCACCTGTGGCTGTAGAGTCTGTCTGTTGGGCTTGTAAGGCTCCTGTGCCTTTTGGTTGAAGGACTAGGGGGATGTTGGTGTCTGTGCCTTGAGCTGATAAGACAGGAGCAGCTCCTGCCGCAGAACCTGTTGCTTGAATTCTGTTTACAGCAGATGCTGTGTGAGTAACTGAAAACTGTTGATTTGCACCACCGTTTGTCCAGAAACCGAAAGCGCCAGTTCCTTTAGTTGCTAAAACAAGTCCAATGTTTGAATCTGAGCCAGCAGAAATAAAATAAGGATTTCCACCAGTAGCCGCACCAGTAACCTGTACGTAGTTCACAGCAGAGGCTGTGTGGGCTACACGCATTTGTTCAAAAGAAATACTGCTACTATAAAAACTAATAGCACCTGTACCTTGAGAACTAACGCCTAATCCAATGTTTGTATCAGAACCAGCAGCCCTAATAGAAGGAGCATTTGCTGTGATATGACCTCTTGCCTGAACGTAATTGACAGTTGAAGCCACATTAAGAACACGCAGTCCTTCACTACCAGCAGCACCACCCAAAGATGTCTGACCAGTAGCGGTTAGAGTAGTAAACGTACCAGCAGCAGGGGTTGTTGCGCCAATTGCACTACCTTCCTGATACTTGTCGGTATTCAGGTTGGTGAAGTTTGCGTCCACCTCGACATGAGTCAGAGGAGAACCCTTGCCAGAGCGTGTGACGATGGTGGACATATTTATGCGAAGGTTGCAGTCAGAGCAGAAGTTGCGAACTTGAAGACGTCACCAGAATCAATGGTCTTGGATGCAGTCAAAGCTCCATGCAGCAACAAGTTGCCAGAAGAAGATGCGTCAAACAAGCCAAAGTGCGTGACGGTTCCCCAAGAAGCAGTGGCTTGGTCAAACTCGACAGCAGAACTGTTAGATGTCGCACCGTTAGATGGAGAGCTGAAGGCCATAGCCTTGCGCACATAAGAGCCACCAGATACCTCAGTGCCTGAACCCGCATCGGTCGGGTCTGACGTAAACAAGCCAACGTACACGGTCGTTGGACTGGTGTACGAAGTGTTGCGCAAAACAGCATTGACCAATGCTGTCTCCAAGTAGTTGCTCATTGCTGCCATGATGTTTATCCAAATGTTCGGGCGCGTGAAACAAGACTAGACGCAACAGATGCCCTTTGATCTGATACGTTCAATTCATCCACACAGGCAGTGTAGAGCTGCGCCCACACCGCAATTCGTGCATCGTCCTTCAAGTACGGTGCAGACTGAAGCAAAGCACCATACAAGTAGATGTCAGGGTTAGCAATCAGCAACCAATTGCTTGTGTTGTCGTCCGACAATGCAGCAATCTTTGAGTAGTAAGTCAATTCCGCGTCATAAGACGAGTCAGGCGCAGGGATAACTTCCAACTGAGTACCGACAACCGTGAATTTGGCTGGTTTGCCAGAAGATATGTACACGTTGGAGTTGAGCGTGTTGCCATAGCCTTCAGTGACGTACTCCAACACGGTGATCGGGTTGGTGTTCAACTGGAAACTACGAGCTTCTAGGAAGTCCGTAGGCATGGCAAAAAAGCGACCGTCTACAGTCGCTGTTGCACGTTTAATCATCTGGCGAGTGCGAATTGCTCGGTTGAACTTCGACTCTGCCAGAGTGATAAATGTAGGGATGACAGACGTTAAGTCATCGCGGTTTAGAAAATCCGCGATGGCTGATTTTAGGGTTGCGTATGTATTGAGTGCCATGTCTTACTTCCGTTCCCCTAATTGTATGCGTCAAGCGTCTGGTTTGGACGCTTGGCTTTGAGCCTTCTCCAAGTCCTTCATAACCCAAGTGTGGTCATGCTTGAACTCAAATGTACCGATATGCCCAATCTCTTTGGACACATCGTGGTCAATGTAGATTTTAAAACCAGCAGCCGTTGCTTTACGGCAGAAGAACACGTCCTCGCCAATATAGCCACGTTTGTCTGTCCGCCAAGGCGTTTCAAACCAAGGCTCTGACAACTTCTCGAAAACCTTGCGTGAAATCAGCATAACTCCCATGCCAATTGAATCAACTTCTTCCAAACCTGTGGACTCTGGCATTGAATAGATAAGCTGACCATCCAAGCCACGGGCTGTTGGACCTGTTGGCAAACGTCTACGGGCGCAGTTGGTAGCCACGATGTCCTTATCGTGCGCCAGCAAACGACTAACCATGTCCTGCGGAAAAGTCATATCTGAGTCAATAAACAGAACGTGAGTGCAGTCTTCACGCATTGCTTCAAGGCACAAATCTGCGCGTTGGTTTTGAATCAGAGTGCCTTGGTTGATCTTCAGGCAGATTGCATCAGGCGTGTTGAGTGTGTGGTACGCCACCATATTGACCAAGCAGAACGTGAAGTTCGCATGGACCATATCTCTCGCTGGTGTGCATACTGCAATGTAATTGATGGTTTCTTGTGTCATTTTTTTATACTTGTCCGTCTTTTACTCGAAAGAAACGATTATCAGAATCGTTTAACCAAGCCTTCATATAAGCCTCATCATCCAATTTACCTTCAGCCTTGAGCTTGTAGTAGATTGAAAGAGGGATACGAGCAACATGATGGAACTCACCTTTCCAGCCAGTGTTGTCGGACTGAGTTAAATCAGTCTTGTTCATTTCAATGATTGGCGCTATGTCTTGCAGCGTCTCAATCGTTGCTTCATCTTTCTCAGCATCGTAATGCCACACCTTTTTGATACCAGTGTAGTCATCGTAGTCAAAGAGTCGTGATTCATTCATATAAAAAAAGGGGCAGGTTTCCCCGCCCCTTTCCTTGATTTGATTAAGAAGTAACCAAGTCAGCAGCCAAGCCCATACCGTTCTCAGCCAACACTTTGTGACCCCACTCAACGATCAGCATACGCTTCTCAGCGTCACCAGTCTTGGCGAGTTCAACTTGTTGGTAAGGACGCAGAGTGGTCATCTTAGCCATGTCAGGGTCGATCACCCATGCGTCACGCTCACGCTGGAAGCGGTTTGCGATCACTTGGATGTTGCCGAAGTCAGACACATAGATGTCAACAGCGCCAACCAAAGTTGCTGGCTTTGCGCCACCGTCAATGTTGAAACGGCTTGATGCGATACCAGAGAAGCCAGACACGCGCTGCTTGTTCACTGGACCAGTCATCAACATCTTTGGAGTGCCACCAGCAGCCCAAGTTTGTTGAATCACGTTCTTCAAGATGGTTTCAGTGAATGTACGGACGTTGCCATCAGTGCGTGCGCTGTTAGGCAAAGTGGTGTACGAAGGGTTTGCACCGTTCGTTTGCATATCCACGTTTGTCTTCACGAAAGCACCGAGAGAAGCAGTACCGCGAGCAGTTGTGCTGTTACCAGCAGCAGCCACAGCGCCGTTCAACATGGTGAATTCTTGGTCACGCTTCAATTCAGCACCGCGCTTGGCGATCTGATAAGCCAATTCGCTACGGCGACCAGCTTTGTTCACTGTTTCTTCAGTAGCAGACAAGATGATTGTCTTGCGGCTGATCTGAGCGTAGTTTTGCATACGCACAGTTGCTGTCACAGCGTCAAACGAAGTCACATCATCACCTTCCAACTGCTTGTTAGCAGCAGCAGATGCCAATGTGTCTGTTTGCCACTCGTACAACGAATTGCTGACAGACTCACGACCAATGTTGCTCATGTAAGGAGTTTCTTCAGGAGCGATGTTGGTGATGACGTTTGACAGGTCTTCACGGATGCCTTTGGCATCAAAGGTGGTAAAGGTATTAGCTACGATAGTCATTTAAGTGCCTCATTTCAAAAGAAGTTCAATTGCTTTAGCCGCGTCATCGACACGACCAGTTTTTGCAAGACGCTGTTTTGCGCGAGTACCTTCAGTTGTTGAGGAGACACGACCAGCAGCACTAGGCTTTACTGGACGGGGACCGTTGTTGACTACGGGTTTGATGTCTTTACGCTTGGACACCATCTGGTCATACAACGCTGCTTTACGCAACGCGATAACCGCCCTGTGGTCATAGACATTCTTGAGTTCATCCTCGCTGAATCCAATCTTGCGACCAAACTCAACAAGCAGAGCCTTTTCAGCTTTTGCCTTTTGTGGGTCTTTCCACTCAGGCACAGAAGCGATTAACAACTCTTGCTCTTGAGCAAGTTTTGCCTTCATCTCCTCTGTCTGCTGCTGCACCGTCAATTGAGAAAGACGCTGCTGTTCGGATTGAATAGCTGCTTTTCTTTCTTGCTTGTCACGGGCTAACTCTCTCTGGCGTACCCATTCAATGGGGTCTTCTGCGTAAAGACGGTCCCAATCAACGGGCTGTTCACCAGCCGAATCAAGTTGCTGTTGCAACGCTCCTAACAATTGAGCGTACTGTTCACGCTCGGCACGAATAGCAACAGTTTCAGCTTCCACTTGCTTGCGGATTTCTGCAACCTGTTGCGTCTTTCGTGTGTAGTCTTGGGTCCTGCTGTAGCCTTTTTGGAGTTCGTCCAAAGTCACTTCGACTTCTTTACCGTCAACTTTGACGGTGAAGACTTGTGGCTGTTCGTCTTCCTCGGCTTCATCAGAATCTTCCGACTGTTCATCTTTCGTTTCATCACTAGACTCATCGTCTTGCACGTCTAGTTCTTCATCGACAGATGCCGCTTCACCCTCATCGGATGACAACTGCGCCTCAACTTCCTGTTCGGTTTCTCCCTCATCGGGACCGAGCATTTGAGCGAGTGCATTGGACGCTTCGTCCACTGACATTGGACCTGTTGGGATGCTCCCTGTGGGGTTGGCGTTTCCGTCTGACATTTCCAAATTCCTTTAAACCAGATTTTTCTGAGCGCGTTCAATCTGACGCTGTGCAATCTTGCCGTTGTCCATGATCTTGTTCATCTGGGTACGGAATTGCTCAATCGCCTGAATCATGTGCCACGCGCTCTCTCTTTTCACGGTGTCCTCTGGCTTCGTACTTTTCCAAAGCCAAACGGCATCGTTCTCCATTTGCAGCAGTGCTGCGGCGAAGGCTTCGTCTTGAACCAGACTCTCGGCCTTCTTTCCTTTTCTTACGGTTTCTTCGTTGCTCACTTAGACCATTCCTTGTGGGTTGATGGGTTGCATAGGCTGCTGCATTTCTGGCTGCGCTTGTTGAACTGCTTGTTGAACAATTGCTGCTTGCTGCTTGACAGCCTCACGGTTTACATTCTGCTCTGCCACGATTTGGGCAGTGCTGATCTGTGTGTTGTACTTTAACTCAAGTTCGTATTGTTTAAGTAGTCGATCTTGATTCATTTGATCTCTGCGGAAGTCATCATCCAACATCATTTGTTGACGTTTCAGCTCTAGTTCAGCCGCTTTCTTTTGGATGTCGGCCTGAATCGACTCGGCCTGTACTTTCGCCAATACTTCCTCTGGCGTGGCTTTGGGCTGCTGTGGCTCTGGTTTCCAGCCGTCAGGAATGTCGTTGAAGTACATTGAGGCATCTTTGAAGCCTGACAACTCAACGATTCGGCGCAAGGTGCGTGAGTATTGCTGTGGTGTCACCAATGGGTTATTGATGCCCAACTGAGTCAAAGCCTCTTGCTGCTTGGCTGAAATAGCCGTCAAAGCAGCCAGCTTCTCGTTGGTGTCGCCATTGCCCAAGCCGATATTCACGGTCACGTCCATTGACGTATCCCAAGCGCGTGGGTCAATCTGCACCCACTCGTTGCGCAGACGAATCATCCGAGCTTTATCTTGATGAGTCACCGTCAAGAACAAAATCTTCTTGAACAGCGTCTTCATGCCTTCAGCCAGCAGACGAGATGTCAGCTCAATACGGCCTTGGCTGGCGCTGATGGTGGCTGCTACGGCTGCGCGGGTAGAAGACTGCAAAGAGTCTGCGTTCAAGCCCATCGCGGCTTTAGACATGCCAGTACGGTCTTCCTTGATGCTGTCCACATAGTCCAGCATCGGGAAAGCAGCTTGACCAACAAACGGCTGTGCAAAGGTCTGCACCATGTTTGGCGCACGCATACGAATCACAGCGCCTGTCTCGTTGTTCAGCACATCGTCAATGTTGACTTGGCCTTCAACGATGGCAGTGCGTGGGTGAATCGACTGGGCCAGCGAATCCAAGGTATTACGCAGAATCTCAGACTTGATCTCTTGAATGTCGTGGGTGATGTCAAAGATTGAGCCAGCCTCAAGTGGCGATGTGTGTGGCTCTGGGTCGCATGGGAAGGCCACGAATGGGATGTAAGCTGAAGGCAAGTTACGCTTTACTTCGTAGCTTGGACCCATCGTGCAGACTTTGCGCAACTCAGGGATGCCATCACCGTCAAAGTCAACACGGACGTATACCTCGCAGTACAAGACGCGCTGCTCCATCGGATTGGCGCTTTGCTCCGTGAATTGCTGGTTGTTTAGTGCATGACGGGCCAAGTTTTCCTCGTTGTCAGCCAAGTCAGACGTGCCAACATACTCGGTCACTTCGTCTTCATCGTAGCCAATGGCGATCAATTCAGCCACGGTTGCCATCTTGCGCCGACCAATGATCGGGGCGTTCTCAAAGTCCAAAGCCTGACGCGAAAGCAGCAACTCCTCTGGAGCCACGCTGTTAATGCGAATACGACCAGACTTCACAATACGCTTGATCTCGACATCGTGCAGCATGGCTTGTGGTTGCGCAACAGGTTGACCAGTGGCAGGGTCAATCATCGGCTGCATCTGCATTGCGTCTTCGTCAGGGTAAGACACAACAATCTTCATCTCGGCTTCTGGCTCGTCAGCAAGAATCTGCAAAGTTGCATCGTCAAGGCCAGAATACTGCTCAATTCGGACTTCCTCTGACTCCTCCCAAACCGCTTCCATGATGCCGCACTTACGCGCCAAGGCATCCTTGAAGGTGGCGTAGGCTGTCATGAATCCGTTGTTGTCGGACGAAAACACGAAGTTTGCGTAGTCGGTGGCTTGCTGCGAGTTCTTTACGTCTTCAGGGCCACGGGGTACAAACTCGACCACGTTTTCGGAACTAAAGAAAACGCGCATCAAAGAAGGCATCATTGCTGAGATCGTGTCGCGTGTCTCCATCGCAACGACCTGTGATCGGCCTTCTTCTTCGTTACCAAAGGGGTCGCCACGGTAGTAGCGGGTCGCCATCGCACGAATAGGCGATAGGTCTGAGTCAATGTAAGAAACAGCGTCCGTGATCTCTTGACCGATCATCGCGCCAAGTTCCTCATCGTCCATCGGCTGGTGTTCTTCTTCCTCAGTCTTGACTTCTTCAGGGTCTTTTGACTCCATCAAGTCCTCAATCTGCTCTTTCGCCTTGTTCAGCAAAGCACTTGTTGTCTCAGACTCAAACTCGTATGGAACTTTCATTTCTTGCCCTTTTGCAATATGACGTACATGGAATCCACCGCCCGTGGAGTCCTCAAAATCTCATCTTGTGGCAATTTTAGACTTTCCCCGACCTCTGAGAGCGTGAATTCCAGATGCTTCACAAAGAACCGATCTTCCCAACCCAAGTACCAATGCCAGTCCGTGTAATACAGCCATGACTTCTCGTTGAACGCTCGGACGTGCGTTGGGTCTTGCCAAGCACCATACGACAAGTCATACGGCACATGAATCCGCATCTCGCCACCAACCTTCAGCAATTCCTTGCAGTTGGTCATGGCCTTCACTAAGTCAGGGACGTGTTCAAGGATGTCATTCGCCAAGATAACGTCAAACATCTCGGCCTTGACGCGGAAGTCACCAAAGCGCGTCACCAGCAGCGAACCCCAGTGAACGTCCTGAATGTCTAGACACCAATCGGATTTGATTCGGCGCTGGATGTCTGCGTTGATGCAGTCCTCGCGCCAATCTTTACCTGAACCCAGATTAAGAACCAAAGAACTCTTTGACATATTGCGGACGGTTTTCCTGAATCCAAGGCAAAGCCTCAAGGGTTAATTTTTCAGCGTTTAAGCCAATCGTCTGGCTTCCAACGTGGTGGACGTAAGAAGTTGAAACATAGTGTGAGTAGCCCTTGGCAGACATATCCAAGCACGACACATCGTCTGAGTACCAGTTCAACGGGCCAAACCGTCCGTGATTCCAAGCATCACGCGAGACGTAAGCAAAGATCGGACTCACAACATTCGCGGGAAAGATGAAGTTCTCAGCGTGGAACTTCATCATGTCAATGTTCTCATTCTCTCGATTGAACCGAATGTTTTGGCAAGCACGAACCGCATCGCTACGCGCAGCCACCCAACCAACGGACGGTTCAAGAGATCGAATTGTGTCCACATCATCCAGCAACTTGCTGTAGCTGGTGGGGGTCAAGACAACATCGTCATTGCAGACGATGCAAGCTGTGTGGTACTTCAGTGCATCGTCAATGATCTCGTTGTAATCCTCGCCAAAGTTACGCGCCTCGCCAACCATGATGCGAACATTCGCCAAATTCTCCATCTTGGAGATCACGGACTCAGGGCCGCGAAGATAGACAAACGCCTCTGGCGCGTATTGCTTAATCGACTCAAGCAGTACAGGCAACCCCTTGCCGTGTACTGTTGCAATGCAGATTGGAATCACTTTTTAGCTTTGTTCTTCGCTGTACGTTGACCGCGCATAGGCATCTTGGCCTCAGACATTGCAATGGCAATGGCTTGCTTTGGATTCTTCACAACCTTGCCGCCCTTGCCTGAGTGCAAGGTCTTGTCCTTGAACTCGCCCATGACTTTGCCAATCTTCTTGGCTGCTGCTGTCATCTTCATAGCCTACCCCTTCAAAGTTAATGGAATGACGCGATTATGCAACCCGCGACACGTTTCGGCGCAAAGGCTTTGACCATTGCTGCGCAGTATTTGCGCCAAACATACCAATGGCTGCATCGGATGCAAACGTCAAAACAAACGAGTCAGCCTTGTCAGGGGACTTCAGGCCGCGCTTGCGGATGTCGTCTTTGCTCTCGATCTGAATCTTGCCGTTGGACGTGAAGAAGTAACGAACGGTAGCCAGTTCAGCCACCAACTCCTCGTCCAGAGGAATACGACAGTCTCGCGCCTCGAACCACGCTTTGCACTTGTACCAAAGCTCGGCGCGTAAGTTACGGTAAGTCGTACCCATCGCGGGGGACTCTGACACGTTAATGCCGCGAACAGGTAAACCCAACTCACGCAGTCGGTCAACCACGCCAGCGCCCAAGCCAATAGAGTCCACCAAAATTTCATGGGGGCGCTGGCTAGAAATCAAAGCCTCCCATTCAGCGACCACTGCACCCGTCAGTTGCATCAAGTCCAAGTTCTTCCATACCTTGATCGGTTCAATCAGTGCATTACCCTGACGCTTGGCAAGTGTGGAACGGTCGCCACCAAAACGAGCAACGTCCAAGCCCCATATCAACTTAGCGTGTTGCGATGTCTCAACGTCACGGTGTTTAGCCAGCTCGAGCAATTCCATTGGGATGATGGTGTCATCGTCCGAGCGTGGGAATTCCCCAAGTACGCGAATACGATAAGCGTTGGATTCCTCACCGTACCGCGCTTTCATCTCCTCGACATAGGCTTCGCTGACTCGGGGTGAGTCAACGCAGGACACCTTCATCGTCACCCAGTCATTCGCCAGCCGATTGTGGGTGTCGTAAAAGAATCCAGAACTGCGGACGGGGTTGCCCAGTAACAGGGTCACGGCGTTATGTCCTGACATAGAGCCAGCCGCAGCCTCGAACACCTGCTCAGGAATACCTGACGCCTCATCAGCAATCAGCATCACGTTGTCAGAGTGAACACCCTGCAAGGCTTCAGGCTGTTCGGCTCGAGATGTACGCGCTGACACGAAGGCTTCGGTAGCGGCTTCTTTGACTTCGATGCGGTCTTGCTTGACTTCAAGCATATCCCGCAAGGTTGGGGGAAGCTCTTTCACCCAACGCTTCAGTTCCGCGAAAAGAGCGTCATACAACTGGCTGGACGTGGGAGCTGTCACCACCACCTTGACGGGGTAACGTAAAAGTAAATACCAAATAATTGCCCAAGACGCTCCTGTGGACTTGCCGACTCCGTGGCCTGATCGGACAGAGATTCGGCGCTCACCTTTGGCGATGTGGTTGAGCATCGTCTCTTGCCACTCATCAGGGGTGGTGTTCAAGACTTCCTTGACGAACAGGACAGGGTTATTTCGGTATCTTGCCGTGAAAGCAATGAAAGGGTTGTTCTTGATCTTCTCGTCTAGCTTCTTGGCAGCGTTGTCCACCAGCTCCTGTGTATCAACGTGCAGTTTCTTTTTTGGTGTTGATTCTGTAGTCATGCTGGCATTGTGCCATCAATGGGAAGATGGGTTGTTGGTGGCTCCAATTTGCTTTATCCCGCTAAGGTAAGCACACGCCCAGAGTCTTATATCAACCAGCTACTTGCGTTGCGCTGGCCTAGCCATGTCGTCACATGGCGATACGAACTTCCACCAACACGGCTGAGGACTGATTATCTGGAGTCGAACCAGACTTATCCGTAAAGGAATCGAACCTTCAACTCCGTCGAGCGGGCTAACCAAGCCTTCTCAATCCTCATGCGTCTTGATGTCGTAGTCAAGTGTAATCGTTTTTTAGATTTTTTTAAATTTTTTTTCGGGATGCGTGTGGAGTTGCCAATGTACAGCCGCCCCGCCACAGCCCCACCACGGGGGGCTTCAGGCGCGTTCGGCTGGCACGATTCCTGCATTGCATGACAAAACGAATACTAAAGCGTGTACGTACTTTATACAATGTCCATTATGTAAAGTTATTTCAGCGTTATGCACAGCTCATACATATGTTTCGTTGTATCGCTGCAACAAACCGTGTGAACTGTGGACAACTTGAACAACTTAGCGACTTTCGTCTGTGGGTAACTCAGCCTCGATCACCTCGCCATGTCGCAGCGCATCAAGCCGCAAGTTAGCCAGATTGACCGTAACGCTCGGCATCTTGTTCTGCGCATACGCTGCTGGATTCCAGCGTTCAGCCACCCACTGGCGCGTTTGGACGCGCAGACGGGCTTTGTTGACCTCTGCGATGTCCGTTTCGTCAGCAATCTCGATGGTCTGCGCCACCAAGTGATCTGCGGCTCTTGCGCGCACGCGTGATAGGAAACCCTCGTTCTCTGGCAGATCAAGCCACAAAGTTAGTGCTCGCTTACTTACGCCAAGTTGAACGCAGATGCGGGTTTCGGACATGCCAGACTCAAACATGTTGGCGAGTTGTTCCTTTGGCAATGTGTCCAGCAATGCCATGTCGTGATGCTTCTTTTTGTTTCCAGCCATTTAAACGCTCTCCATTGAATTATTTATACAAACCTATGTTAGGTATAGGCAACCCATTTAAATCGCTTTAAAGCGCCTTCTGACGCGTTCTAGAGCCATATGCAGACGTGTCAAACACTTTATCCATACGCTTACCCGTCAAAATCGCATCATCATCAGACTTCATGTCCTCCAAGCCTGTCGCTCCACCTTCTGGGAAGTTGTTGGCTGGCTTGTCCAGCCGCACCATCTGCGCCGCTGGATAGCTACGCTTCAAAGCCATTGTCTCTTTGACCACCTCGGCGTTCATCACCAGCTCAAGCTCCTCCATGCACCAGATGTGTCTGCGACTGTCGTGACCCATGAACTGGTCAAAGTGCAGCGCGTCCTCGTAAGTCTCCACCACGACCATGATTGAGCCGTCCCGCATCTCGTACTGGCAGTTCTTTATCTCCGGCACTTGGCTAACGCCAGTTGTAACAGCCCACTGCTCCAACGCTGCGTATGCCTTCTTCATCCCTTCCACTGCTTTGGTGAGTCTGACTTCGTCCCGACTCCGTTGTGCAGCGTAGACCCGTTCCGACTGCGTCCAGAACTTGACGCGGAACTCCTCATCCACCAAACCAATCAACCGACTGACACCCCACTTCTTTTCGTGCGCCTGTTGGACGTTAAGAAGTTCAATCAACTTACTTCGCATGAACAGTTCAAACGGGTCCGCTGGAATACTCGGCTGCTCAACCTTCTTTTTTATGTTCCTTGTTGCCATAAATCCACCTTTTTTAATCCTTACACTTTTCTTACAGAAAGTCCACATTTCGGTCGCCACATGGTCCACAAATGGGGGCGGTCTATAGACACGCCCCCCATATGTAGACCTTTTTGTGGTCTACAAATGGAGTACACATATGTAGACCATATGTAGACCATGTGTAGACCTTATTTGAATGGAATGACCTTCCGATCTGCTTCCCCTGAACCGTCATGGTCCTCAAATATTGCCCAACACCAGTCACCATGAACAGCAACTTTGTCTGCATTGACGAGCTGATTCTTGACCCTCCACCAGAGCTTTTTGAAGTCTTGAGGGTCGGTATCGTTACCGCAAGATGCTTTGTATTCATCCCTCCATTGGTCAACCTTGATGGCCTTGTTGCGCATCCCGTTGATGGTTTCCATCATCCCGAACTTCTTGATGGCTGCATGTAAGGCTCTCAAAGCGTTGGCATTGTTAGTCCCTAGACCAGCCCTGCTTGGTTGCGATGGTGGACCGTTCCTACCTTGATTGACGTTCATCTCGTTGTCCACTTCCACCGCCAAACTGCTGACGTTATCAAACCCCAAAAGTGTTGTGGATAACTCCACCGTAATCATCTGAAATCCGTACCTTTGCCCGTCCTCACCGTCCTTCTGTTTGCTGATGTGCAGGATGCCTTTAGGCGCGTCCTCGAT